ATGGACACCCTGTTTGCTGAGTTCCTACGAGAGAAACTATACATAAAAAATCTCTCTCCGAAAACCAAAATTTCTTACAGTCAGGCTTTCAAGTGGTTTAGCGGTACTGAATTGTCTAAACCTGGACTCAACGCTTTCATCTTAAAGATGCGTGAAGGCGGTCTTTCTCCAGTTACTTGCAACATCTATATCAGGGCTATGAATTCGTTTCTTAGTTGGCAGTATGAGAACGGCCACATACGTGAGCCGCTCAAAATGAAACAGCTTAAAGAAGAGAAACGAGTCAAAGAACCATTCAGTGATGATGAAGTCTCAAGACTACTGTCTTACAAACCCAAGACCTTTTATGAGTGGAGACTCTATGCTCTGGTCTGCACTCTCATTGATACGGGATGTCGGATTGAAGAAATCCTGACTCTAAAGATGACGAATCTGGACTTCGATAACCTACTCGTTAAGGTGATTGGCAAGGGCAACAAAGAACGCGTGGTGCCGATGAGCTTTGAGCTTCGAAAGGTCTTGTTCCGATTTCTCCAGAAGCGAGGTGATAAGTTGGGGCTCTATGTCTTCGCTAGTCGGACTGGTGGCCGGCTCTCCTATTGGAATATGACCCGCGACTTTCAGAATCTCTGTAAGAGCGTCAGTGTTCCCTACAAGCCTTTCCACTACCTGCGGCGGACGTTTGCTAAGAACTACATCACTCAAGGTGGGTCGTTGTTTATGCTTCAACGTTGCCTAGGACACGAGTCAATTACGACGACTCAACGGTATGTTTGCTTGAACGTCGAGGATCTGAAAGAGACTCATTTAAGGACTTCGATTCTCAGTAGACTCAGATGAGCTTGACCTTTGAAACAGGTAACAAGTAATCTGCTGTTGTCACGCAAACTCTGTAAGACGCTCTTAACAAGCGAGGTCGGTCGGATTTCCGTGGCAAAAAAGATAAATTGATGAATCCAACACAGTAGGCGAATAGTCCAGCATAGAAGCCAAATGACACGAGTGAGACCCCGGATTCATCAAAAAGGGGGGTGTCTTTGGCTGAACGAATCGAACCTCAAGCTCTAACCATTTCGGAGAAGGCATCCTCATTTCCTCGGATAGCTCACTTCTTCGATGCTGCGCAGTACATCACCTTTAGAACCAGACAACTTCTTGAAGATGTTGGGGAGCTAATCGTCCGCTCCAAATTATTCTTACTGGTCTTGCTCCAATTAATCTTAGATATTTTGCTCTTTGTGAAGATACTATCTGGTCACTAAGGTTAGCCTTTTCCTGTCGAGTTACTCGAAATGTATTTCTTGATTCGTCTCTCTAGCTGGTCGTCTTCAATGTAGAACAGAACATTGCCTTCTGGTGCTTGCCACAATGGAGGATCTGTATATCCAAGAGTGTTCCAAAGTACCTGTCCGAACCTCTGGTGTGTTTCTTCACAGAACTGGATAAGCTTATAGAGTGTTGAGTAAGAGAGTTCCTTACGGGGATAGTAGACTTTATTTGGTTTCATTATGATTCGTTTGGACATTGTTATTGCCAGCCATTCGGCACAGCTTGTTGAGGTTTGTTAGGACAGTCTTCGCTTAGGCAACTAAGACAATAAGAATCCCACCAGGAAAGCCATCCATTAGCGTCGAATGGTATCCACTTCTCGCAAGTCTTAATGTGCATACTCTTTTTGAAATTCTTTTATCGCCTCACGCTCCGTCATCATTATTCTCTCGCGCTTCTTGAGTCGCTTTACTCGGTCGGGATACGTCTTGGTAAACCATCGCTTAAATGCTTCCGGTGTCTTGTGTGCTGAGAACTCGTGATTGAAAGTATGGTGAGCTGGACAGAGTGTTACTCCGTTGTCTACCAGTAAGCGCGTACTCTTGATGCTTCTGCGAATGAAATGATGAGCTGCTAGATAGTCTCGTTTACCGCAATACAAACAAGCTCGGTCACGTTCTCGAACTAACTTGCTCCACCACTTATCAAACTTACTGATTCGCACCTTGCGGATTTTGGAATAGCTCATTGATTTGGCCGCGCGTTCGCGACGGGCTGTTAAAAGCTGGTAGTCATCTTACAAACATCCGCTATCTTCCAGATAGATTCTTCTATTTCATCTCGCTGACTTGAGGTCATCAAAATATCAGCGAAAGACTTACGTAGCCGATACACAGCTTGATTGAATAGTTTTTCTCTGTCTTCCATATCTATTTGTTAATTGTCTTCCAATGATGAATAAAGGGCTGGCTCGTAAATACGCTTTTGGGAATCAGCGCGGCTTCCTGGCAAAACTCTCCAACCTTTCTCTTAACTGGGTACTCTCTAGCAAAGGGTGCGAGGTCTGAAATACGCATAGAGTAAACGTCTATTCGGCCCCCATTCGGGAGGCCGTAAATCCAGACTGGAGCGTTGGTCTTGTTAATTGAATCTAGGTCAACACACACGTTTCCTGTCTGCTCACTCATTGAATCTAACTTGCACTCAACCGCGCTGGATTCCCACCTACCGTTTTGTAGAACCTTCATCAAAAAATCACCCTGCTTCTTAACTTCATATCTCTCTTTGTCGAGATCTACGATGTGGTAGCCGCCATTCCTAAGAGAGTCCATTACCAGATGTTCGAACCATCTGCCTTTCTCTTTTGCTTTGACGAATGCTTCGGAGGGCATCCCCTCAACACAAGGTTGAGAGGGAAAAGGAACGCTCCATCTTTCGATGAAGGGATGACCTGGAAGCGTCCCGAAATGGACGCGGAATACTTGATGGGCGGATTTTGTGGAATTGTCCCGACCTTAAACGGCTTGCTCAGTCGTCTGTAATAAGCATATCAAATGAGTATCAGCGGTCAATAGCAGAGCTGTGGATAAGTTATCTTCATGAAGTGTGGTGATTCGATTCAATCTCGCCTTAAGGCTTGAGCTCTTGGTCGTAGACTAATATAACCATCCAGACTCATGTTGATATAATCATCGTTCACAAGCGAAGTGAGCAAATTATCAATCTCCTTAACATCAAGCCTGGTTGCATCCCGGATAAACTTATAGTTTACCCTGTTTTCCTTCCCTATCACTTCTATTATGAATCGTAAAAGGCGCATATTATCACGGTGCATTGAAGCCCTAGTTGAATCATCGACAATCTCTACTGCTGATTCACGGGTAGATTCTACTTTGTTCTTTACCAACGCGATTTCACGGTCCACAATCCCTGTCAAACGCTGCCTTTCTTTCTCTCCCGCGACTCCTATTTCTTTAATGGATTCTTCTATGATTTTTGTTTTAGTTTCCTCAAGCTGTTTATCAATCTCTTCAAAACTCGCCGACATCAATTCCCTTTTCCCGATAGCCGCCTCAAGTGTTTTATCGAACATTCCTCCAACCTGAGTTTGAATGAATTGAGTCTTCTCTTCTATCTTTGTCAGCGCATCATTAGCCTTGGCTTGGAGTTGGGTACCATCTCGATAGAACTTTAACGAAGCCAAGAATCCAAGAACTGTCACAACAAGCGAGACCACGGATAAGACCAGCACAATGTATTCAAGAAGTGAATTTGATTGTATCTGTACTTGAGCTATTAACATGGGTTGGTGATATAGATTATTCACTCCAAAGTCAACTATCTATGTACAATGCATCATTACTCATTCGAGGGCGTTCCGCCGCGCATTTTACTATGACTCACACGGAAGATATAATCGGTTCGTCTCCGCAAGGGGATAGAAAGGTAGGGTACTGACTATGAGTAAGCTCACTGCTTACTTGACGCCAATATCCCGCCGCCAATCGTGCAGGTAGCAGACGGGAAACCTGCCGCGTCAGGCTACGGCTTCTGTTACTTTGCCATAGCAACTAGCTAGGCTATGCACCATCGTAGTCCTTTAAGCAGCTTGGATTCGTTCATCTGCCAATGAGGTCTACGAAGAAATGGCCGATTGGCATACCTGACCGTAGGGTAGGTCCGACATCCAATCTGTGCACGGAATGGATAGGACTGGCACCCGTCGATAAGGGGCTGGATGGAGGGATTCCTACCAGCCCTAGAATTCCTAAGTTCAGTCGGAGGTAACACAAATGGGATTATTCGGGCCTTCCATATCTGACCACTATGATGGCGCTATAAGAGCGATGGCTGACGAAGTGATGAATAGCATTGCTAAAGAACGAATCTTGTACGACCGAGAACGTCTCACCACACATTTAGTTCATAAGTATGCATTCTCTGAAATCAAACCAACTGGTTTAGACCGTGCAACTCCTAATGATAACGGAACTGAAATACTGATTCGTATTGGGGTAGAAAAGCATACCGACGTTCCGAAATTACTTGGTCTCGAAGGGCAGTCAGTAAGTTCTGCGCCGTATGACCTCGGATACAATGATGGCTATATCGAGTACAGACTTACTCATTTCAATGCTGAACAGGCAAAAGAAGAGGTGAAGCGGATCTCGAACCGAATCATTGAACAAGAAATCCATCCGCGAAACGAGGCAGTAAGGTTAGGTAACGAGCGATTCATGCGAGAACTCAACGCCACCCTCGATGAGAAAACCCGTCAACTGAAGGCGGGTGAAGAACGAAGGTCTGCTCTGGAAGAACAGCTAAAAGATCTCAAGTAAAGGAGACGTAAGTCTTGTGAGCATACTCGATACAGCAAAGGAAGCGGTTCAACTTGTTCAGAAAATTGATAACATTGAACTCTACAAAGAAATCCTTAATCTTCAGTCGGAAGCGATAAAGCTCGTGAGCGAAAACACCGCTCTCAGAGAAAAGAATCGTATCCTCGAAGATAAACTGAAAGTTAGGGACGCTCTAATCTTTAAGGATAATAGTTACTGGTTCAAGCGCGAAGATTCCGACGATGGGCCTTTCTGTACATTATGCTGGGACAAAGATCAGAAACTGGTAAGAAAACTTATCGACGACAACGATAGGTGGTATTGTCCGACCCACGGAAAACCTTCTCCTGTATTCTCTATCGCCTAATAAGCCTGCTAAGAAAATGGCCTACATTCCAGGTGGATATTTCAGATCAATGCTTGAAATGAAACCCTGCGCTCGTTGACGATTGAATTGATTCTCAATGTCCTGAAATAATTTCCTTCCTTTCTCCGTCATCTCATATTTAGCTTCCGTGTTTTCGGGTAGGTCGGAAGTCACTTTTTCAACCAAACTGTTCTCGACTAATGGTTCCATATCACGTTCAGCCAAATAAAAAAGAGCATATCGAGTAGATGGCGGAATACAAATAACCATTTGACCCGTTGAAGTCGCAATCAAGAAAAAACAATAGCCCAACCCGAGCGCATTAAAACCATTCCAAACATCACTTTCGAAATTCGCACGATGATCAATCATTTGCATAAAATATTTCCCTCCCCTCTGGCGTTTCTGGTGAATCTTACCATAGAGCCACCTTTGTATCCCTCCATACCAGAGAGTACAAACATTTGAGTTATGTATCACAAAGAGTTTGGGGAACGGATGCAATCGGCGATTCTGTGCAAGGGAGGTCGCGGGTTGTCAGGTGGTCGGACAGCGCCCGCACTATCATCTGCACACAATCTAGGCTGGTTTATACTGCAACGCTCTAAAAGCAGTCCTTTGTGAATTGTACTTGCGGCCACATTCGTGAGCCGCTTCTTCCCTCTACGCTGCCGGCGACCTACACGGACTGGCATAGTCCTTTTGCTTTTACAGGGAGACCGACTCCCACACCTGAAGCCAACAGGAATAATCGGCGTCAGAGCTACCTAGTTAAGGTAGATGTTCGGATATTATCCGCACACCAGCAACGCAGAGGGAACAATGTTTCTTGCTTAGGACGGGGAGAAAGGCATTGCACCTTTCACAGAGTTATTCTAGCGCCAATATTACCTCCGGCTCTCCTACAGAGCTGTGACTATATTTCCACCATCCCCGACCTAAATAAAAAACTCTCTTTGAGTGGCCTGACCAGCGACGGAACAGACACACCCCAAGAGAGATCTCTATGTCGCTGGATTTCATTTTCGTTTGTAAAGGCGCTCGCGAATGCGGAGCTTGTGTAGTCAGTATAACAAGTCTGAGGACTTAGAAAAGCCCCGAAACATTGAGGTTTGAGAGCTATTGTTACTTAATTAGTCGATTTTACACGTGCTAAACGAAAGATTTTTTTAAAAGACGTTGGCGGTTATAGGCATAGAGGCGACGGGCCAGTTCGAACATAATCGTAGCTAGTAGGGAAGTAGCAAATCCTGTGATGATGGTTATCGGGTCCATCTGACTTTATGATTCTAACACAGCGTCACTTCTGGTCATAGCTCCGTGTCCTTTATTCTGAAGTAGGAAATCTCTTTGTATCAGCTTCAGAGCCAAGTTGTTCAATTTCTGTGATGCTTATTTTCTCTAGAGTATTCAAAAGAACTCTAAAAACCTTTTTCACCTCAGCTGGTGAAAGCTCTGCTGGATTAACCGGCAAATTTTGAAGCCTTCCTGTTTGATATACCTTGTCCCCGATAAGTTCTTTCACTTCGTCCCATGTAAAGATCCCCTTGCCTACAAGTAGGAATATGAGGGTAATCACTAAGTCAAACGATGCCATACCTATCGCGTTTGTTTGAATGTACTCACCTTGGTTTTCCATAATATGCTCCTGAGACTGCGGACACCTATTTTCGGTTCGCTAGTTCTTCAAGCCAGGGAATCAATGCATTGCCTGGTCTTAGGTCGAGTCGATACGGAACCAGCCTCATTATATCCTCATCCTTATACAATTCCGGCGCGAACGTAGAGGTCGTAGTGACTATTCCTTTCGAGACGTTTGGCTTAATATTGAGAGTACCCACCAGCGCCCTCACTTCATCGGCTGTGACGGGTCTAGTGACCTTATATCGCTTTATCTGATCATATATTCTTATTGAGTTAACACCGTCCAAGGTTGCGATGACATCTATTCCTCCATCGCCACTCCTAGGCGTAAGAATAACTTCATAGCCGTCGCGTTCCCACGCTCCCGCGATGATCTCCTCTAGGGTGCGAGGATCTATGCTGTAGATGGCGTCAGGGTCACGTGTTATTATTCTTACAATCTCGAACCAAGCGATTCCAACTGCTTGAACAAGTTGGCCTTCTTTTGTCTTATCACCGAGGGTGAGTAGAGCCTGAAGAGTAATATCTGGCGCATCATCTTGAACTAATACACTGAACCGACTTTTAGGCGGGGATATTATTATGGTTTCTGGAATGACTATATCTAGTCCGTGCTGCTTAACATAATCATCAATCTGATATGCCTGACTTGCGCGAAGCTCAATAACAAACAAATCATCGTATCCGGTTGGAATCATCCTTCCTAAGTGCCTGTCTTGTTGCATCATTCGTTCAGTTATACGTGGGTCGAATCCTTGTATTCTGTTGACTGTTAACCTTTGTCGGTGACGTTCTTTTTTTCGGAAGATATCATGTTCCGGCTCCACAAAATCCATCGGAGTTTCAACGACTATACCCCGACCATAAAACTCCTTATGAGGGTGCCACCACAGATAGACCATATCTCCTTTCTTTAATTCTCTATTCGGTGCAATTTCGTACTTACGGATATCACCCTCTGGAGGAATATAGAGATCTGATACATGTGCTGCAGTGAAGAGTATCCAATACCTCATGTTTCGGTGGCTCATATACAACCTGTGGATAACCTGAGTTGACCGATTCTACAGGCTTGATATGCTTAATACAAAGCAACTAACCACTCTAAAATGGAACCTACAATCAACGAACGGTTCGTAAAACTAAGCTCTCGTGTTCCCTTCCCTGAAGACATCGCGCTAGGTGATGACATCTCGGTAGAAATCAAAGGTCGAAGCTTCATTTTCAACTGCGTAAAGCAAGAGAGCCTCGACAATCAAGATGGAACGATTGACCGAGTGTTCATCCTGAAGTCGGTCAGCGAGTAATTAATCATCAATCATATGATTCACAATAAGAATATTCGTGTAGACAGCATAGAGACTAAGATGGCCTCAAGCGGTAACACGAAGTACATCATTACAGAGGGAAAAGATAAGTACTACTTCTGGAGACTAGAGAAAGGCTCGGAGGGAAGTGTCTTTAATTCCTTTACAGGAATGAGCGATGCAGGAACCTTAAAGAAAGGCTCTGTAGTTCACATCGGATTCACAGAGGAAGATGAATCCTTCGTTAATAATGACGGCAAAACCATTAACTATAAGTCCAGGCATATTGTTGGTCTTAGAGAAGCGGGAGCTGACACAACGGCGTCTACCAGCCAGCCAGCAAGAAACTCTCGTCCTGGGGCAAATTCTGGCTCTACAGAGAGTCCTAGAGAGTCAAATACAGCCTTTGGTCAGAGATTAGCGATTCACGGAATGGTCAACGGTATGCTGGCTAGTGGGAAGGCGCCGGCTGAGGTCGAAGACAGCCTTGGGGATCTGCTCGAGCTGGAAGACGCGATTGACCGGGCTTTGAAGAGTCCAAGTGAATTCTATCCCGATGATGATCCCAGTGAATGGGAAAAGGAACCTCAGTATCGACCCGAATAGTAAGTTGCAGCCCTCTCGGAAACGGGAGGGCTTTACACTTTATGCTGGTTTACTTTTTGACTTGTGGTCCTATTGGATTCTTCAAAATTATGTCTACAGCGCTTTTGATATTGAATCCGGTAACTATTCCTGAATTACCCTGAATGACCATATCAGTATCTGTAAACCTATCTTCTTTACCTTTCTCGGTAATCTTACGCTTAACAACGTACTCTTGATTTCTATATCCGCTAACTACCGCCGCGACCTTTAATGCTCTGGTGGTCTGATCCACAAAAACTATAGGAGCACCAGAAAAACCAGGATTGTTCATTCCATCTAAAATGATAAGCATATAGTCATTCGTTGATGATGGGACTATAGCAGAGCAAATACCCTTCTTTACTAGAGGGAACGGATAGCCATTATTTATTTTGCGGCTATCAATACCTATCCCAAAAGGAAATCCAAGGAAATACATTGGTTGCGATACAGACAGGTTCTCAGAGGTTGCTTCAAGGGGATAAGCAGGAGAAATCTGAACATCTAAAACTAATACCGCAATGTCTACTTCTTCTGGTGTTGGGAAAAGTGGTTTAACAGCAAATTGTTTCCATCCTCCTAACTGTAGAATGTCTACATTGTCTCCGTTCTTCATCCCTTTAACTAAATGTCTAGCTGTAATCAAGTATTGTCTATCTTGAACCTCAATAGTGAACCCAGTGCCCTGATTAACGCCGTACTTGACCAAAAACACTCTGCTAAGAATATTAGAAGTTACTTCCACTTGTGCTTTGTTGGGTTGAGCAATATTCAAAAGCAATACGGCCGCTATTAGATATCTCATTCAGTCACCTCTTGTTAATCGAACTATATCAAAAAAAGACACAGCACGAGAGTAATGGGCGCACGTTTAGAATGCTGTGTCTTTTAGTTTGTGAAGGCGTCTATAGGTGGGCTTAGGCCGCTACTGGCTCAGTTGGCGGAGTAGTCGGCGGCTGGTGTAGAGCTACAATCCGTGGGTCGTTCGGCACTGAAGTAATCGGACATTTAATCCGTTTATCGGTGGCGTGGACCCAGAACTTTTCTCCTCGAAGCAACCTCATTGGTGCTTTGCAGTGTGGGCATAACATATGCCCTCCTTCCTTTCACTTTGAAAGGTGAGAATGGTACGGTTATGAGAATCCAGATTTGTTCCTGGGCTACTGACACTCGTACTGGAAGCTGAGGCCGGGGATTGAACTTTGCTATCTCACCGTGAGCGGTGACGCAAAGCAGAATTACGAGAACGAGTAGTTTCATTTTTCACCTTCTTCTTTCTGTGTTTCAGCGACTCTCTGTGCCGCTTCTTCTGGTCGGAATAGCGGCTGTGTGTACTCATCGTTATCCTCCGGTCGGAGAAACGAATTCTTGAGATTCCTCTGTGCGTTGAGTTTCTTTCGTCTCTCCAACGCTTCTTCGAAACCATCTTGGAGGCGGGAAGATTTGACGGGCCGTGCGACCCCCTTCCTGGATGTTGACATCGCGTCAGATTTCTCCTTTGCAATGTTTGCCGGTGCCGTTTGGATCTCCCCGCCATAAACTTCGTGAAGTGCCTTATGAATCCCGACTGCCCAGTAGTGGTCTTGATGAGTTGAATCTTTGTCGAGAAACAGGGAGGCACGGTCATAGAGCTTCTGCAACGGTTTGGGAATCACGCGATACCTCCCTTACAGATGTCAGCTAGAGCCAGCTTTTAAGTGGATTGCCGTTTACTTGGATTGAGTGCGAACGGCTTACATGGGCGTAGGTCGAAAGGAAGCGCGAGGCGTCGGATAACATACCCATTATGTGCGGCTAACTTTGCTGTTCACCGCTCCCGAATGGGGCGGCATTTAGCACATAATGTCTCGTTATCGGATGACCGCTCCTTTTGGGCTTCGTTGCAGAACCACTTTTAGATGTCGATATACTTGTTCAAGACAGGGTTGAGTTTCCCCGTTGCTTTGAACTGCTGGAACGGTGGTAGGGCTTTGAAGCTGGACGTGAAGGCGTTACTGAGGCTCCACATGCTCCGGTCCTGGAACTCGTCGTATTCGGGCTGGAAGTAGTGGTGGTGAACTGAAGGCAGAAGCTTTAAAGGCGCTAAGTGATCCACGAAGACATCGTAGATGATTCCCTTAGCCTGGGCTTCTGCGAGCTCAAACTCTTTCCACTGGTTGATGGTCTTTTGAAGCGGCTCGAAACTTCGTTGAATCCTATCGACTCCAATTGAGAGCGAGTCGATGAGGTTGAAGTTCTTGGAGTGCTTAGAGAGGACGGGTGAGAAGTCGCCTTTGAAGGCCATGTTCGAACAGACGAACACGCGATAGCCTACAGTGAGAGCGAGTCTCATTGACTTGTCGTTGGCGTTACGGATGCCAATTGCAAACCGACAGCCGGTAAAGTCGTAATCGAGTTCCATTAGTCCAAACATCTTCATGCCGTCCTGTGAGACTGCGTACTCATCTCCAGCTACGTTGATGTGCCGGAAGGCAAGAGTCTCCATTAGAGCTTCGACAATCTTGATGTGTGCGATGGGTTGGTGAGTGAGTGTGGCGGTGGGAGCGGGGATCAGCGCGAGTTCTTCACGCGTGATTCTGTTGGTTCCTCTGCCCGCGATTAAAACGCTTTCAGTCATATTTCCTCCTGGTGTTGTGAATGTGCAAAAGGGGCCCGAAGGCCCCGGTTATTCATCGGCGGAGTCGCCGGTTTGTTTGGGTTCCCGTATTTGAATCGACACGTTTGGGAACAGGTCGAGTTTCACGTTGATACTGCCGTCCCTGTTTTCAAATGCCGCTCCAATTCGGTTCCAGTAGGTTCGTTCGTCTTTGCCTTTCCCCTGTTTCACGATTTGATAGACGACTAGCAAACAACTACCGCTCCTTTCCCAGCTAAAGCTGGAGAGACACCCCATGCAGTCTTTTTTGGACTGTTGTTTTTGTAGGGCGTCACCCCAGCTCCCGATTGCGTAATAAATAATCCAATCGGGTGGGGAGCCAAGTTAGGTAGGTTGGTAACGGATGAGCTTGTCTAGTCCCAAGATTCCGCCGATTATCGCAGCGGTAATAAGGACGTAGAGGAGCGTCTGGAGGTCTGCGAGGGACTTTACATTGAATTGGTTGGTAGCCAGAACTGTGGCCATTTGCCCGATTGCTCCAGCGGCGAATCCACGAAGGATTCTAAGTAGTACACTTTTCATTGTTAATCGATTAATGATAGTTGAGTTATGAAGGTGTGAATCTTTTCTTGTTGGTAAGAGGTATAGAGTCTGCGGCATTTCGCACAGTGCTTAATTGGGAAGATGCCTTTTGAGGTTGCCACAATACTTGTTGTCCATTCGTGGGTCGAAGTGTATGGGACGTGCCACGATTCACTGCAAGGATTCAAGATGAAGTTTCGTAGTGAGAACGGTATTGAGCCAGGTTGTGCTGGCAGGAACGACGTAATATCCATTCAATTCTTCGATAGTCCTTTTACCTCTCGCTTCGTACTTTGCTAACAGGGAGTCAATTGCGTTAATGGCCTCTCCCATTGTGGCGAATCGTTGCAAGCCTCCTCCGGGCCGCATTATGCCCCAGTAGTTGTTATATGGAGCGTGGGTACAACTGTATTGTTCGATGGTGCAGATTCCGATGATTGTAGACCAATATGGACTCTCCAAAATCTGAGCTGCGTAAGGTGTGAGTGGGGAACCTTTGGATTGCAGGAACAATGTGAGTTGCTCGATGGAGATTTGTTTTTCCGCCCGCGTCGAATGCCGTCCACTCGATTGAGCGGATCTCGGTCGTTGATTCGAGGGTGGCGTGATTGGTACATAGTGTTGAACTAATAAGTTGGGGTCTTGTAATACTTCATTCTTTTGTTTGGGTGCTTGGGCGATAGCTGGTCTGAACAGTAGAAAGCTTAGGAGGATTCCTAAGAGAAGTCCTGCTCCAAACATCAGCCAACGCCTATTGGAAAATTTGCATTAAGTCCGTTTATAAGCCCACAGTCGCCGGTAATCCCTCTACCCCTCCAGGCGGTTTTCAGGCTTGTAATGGTCAATAATTTATTCGGTCGGATCTGCGAGAAGTCTTTCGAGAAGCAGCTTGCAAGATTCTGTGTCGCCTTGGAGTAGGTATTCGAGCACTGATTGAACTTGATGGTGAATAACAAACAAGTAAGAGGTGTTGTCCATGTTCTCGTTCTTGGCTTGTTTGATGGCTCCTGGTTTATCTAAAAGGTTGCCGCCGTGTTCAACCTGACCTTTCTCAAACTTCGGGATAAATTCATCTCCGAAGGATTGAAGGATAAGTTGAGCGAGTTCTGGGGGAGTCATTATAGTCCAGTTACTTCTTTGGCAAGGTTGAAATTAACCGTCCCGTCTGGTTTCTCGATAGCTACTCCGTAGTTGAGTGCTTTGTCCTTAATCGCTTCTTCGCTTGTAGCTGGAACGTAGAAGCCAAATTCACTTGTTCCTGCCTTCTTAACAAATACCGTATTTCCCATAAATTCCTTTGCGACAACGACCCACCCGTCGAATGTCATATTAATAAAATAGTTCTCTCTTATGTGGTGCTCGTGGTGGTTTCCTTGGCACCAAGAAGATTTAGCGATAATACATCTTTGATTGTCGTGTGTGTGATAACCGAAAGCATAAAGATAGTGTGCCCATTCTACTGTTCCCTGGCTCGTGGGTGGAGATGGATTGGTAAGGTCTTGCCAGCCTTGGTTGTTTCCGTAGACTCCAAAGACAGCTCCCCTGTGGTCTCTTACTGCGACTGCGATGCTTACAATTCCACCGGCTGCCACACTAAAATAATTAGCTTCAATATCACTGCTTTCAGCGGCGGCTGAGATTCCTGTTTTATCCCGCATTGCAGTTTCAGTTTGTGGGTTGGGGTCTGGGGTCTCTTCTCTTGTAGCCTGTCCGAAGTTAACGATTCGAGAAACAGCATCGCGTCCATAAGCTCCTCCGCCTGGGAGGAAGATTTGGGCGTACACATCCCTTCGAGAGTAGTCTCTGTGGTGTAGTTGCCAGTGTAAGTAACTCGTAGCTTGAGCCGTGCAGGACGATGAACCATTCTGGTTCTCGTTAGGTGGTTCGGGTAAGCGGAATTCTTGCGTCCAATCTAGAGGTGCTGCTGCGGCTGCTATAAAACCAAATTGAAAATCCCTTGGGTCTTGAGGTTGGGGAACAGCTCCCTTACCTAGTTGTGAAATATTCATCTTATGTCGGTTACTTTAATTGCTTTGCCTCGGCTCCACTTAAAACAGATTTTGCATTTATATTGTTGGACTCGACCGGTTTGCGTGGTGTCGGTCCCCATTTTCACAAGTTCTTGGGACCCACAGCCGGGACAGCCGTTGGGTGTATCGTAGTAAATAGAAATGTTTGGGTGGGCCTTCATCCAAGGCCGCATATGTACATAAATTTGTTCGAGTAGTTGGACATCACGCTTGTTATACCGAATCATCGTGCTCCAAGCTTTCGGGTCTCCCTTCATACATCCTTGCCAGAGATGAAACCCGGTGTGTGCGAGCTTCCGTCCGTATCCTAAGTGTTTTCCTAAATCGTCTAGTTTATTGCTTGTAAACCTGAAGTATCTGCGGGCAGCTTTTAGAGTGTCTATCGTTTTGTAAGGTGAGGGTGGCGGAAGGTTGTAGTAAGCGAATCGGGCGTTAGCCTTTTTGATGTCAAAGTCATCTCCATTATGCGCTATTAAGATGTCGGCCTCATCGAAGAGTTTCCAGAGTTCCTTTACTAAGGCTCTGTCGTCTTCGGACCCTGCCTTGTAGCCCTTAAAGTCCGGTAGAGATTTGGTAATGTACTTTCCATCAAGCCACTTGGCTGCGAAACATAACAGATACCATTCTTCCTTGAAATCGATTACGTTGGTTTCGTATTTTTCCCAAACCCAACCAAGCGAGGGTGCTGTCTCTATATCAAATAAAAGGATATGAGGGCTGGTCACAAGGTTGTTTTGATCTCAGTATGAAGAATTCATATAAAGCCGTCCACAAACTTATCCACAGCTTACTTGGCAAGAAAATTGGGGAAGCCGTTGTGGGTGAGTAGGAAGTAGAAGAGCATCAAGACAATACCTACTACACCCCAGATTATTTTGTCCTGATTGCGTTCCCAGAAGGTCTGTCGACTCTCTAAGTGCAGTAGGGCTTCAATCTTTTCCTCATCGCGTTCAAGGCGAGATTCGTGCTTCATTAATTTTCCATTGGCGATATCTTGTCTGGTGTGTACTGAGGTAAATCCTTCGGTCATCTGTGTAGATAAAGCGGTCATTTGTTGGGCGAGGTCATCCATCCGCTTGTCATCCAAAGCCTCTTTGACTGCGCGTTTTATTTTGTCCCTGTCTATATCGACCTGGGGGACTGAATGTAATTCATCTGGCATTGTCGATTCGGGTTTAGTTATTCAAGAGAAATGTTGGCACCTTCAACCCTTGGGTAATTGAACCAGGAGTTATGGTAGATGGTGGCGTGCCGGCAGTGATAGTAACGGTTCCGGCCAAAACTGGCTTGCTCGAAGGTGCAATCAATACGGGTCGGTTAGATAGCGTCCACAGACGCGGGGTAATGTCAGCGGTGCTGTTCGTGTTTATGCAAAGGAAATAATTTCCTGGCGGCAGCAGGATTGAACCTACCGTAGTACTGTACTCCGTATCCGCTGCAGAAATAGTACCGGTAGTTACGGCAATGAGTTTCGTCTGCCCATCCTCAGAATAAACGGTCAAGTCCAAAGTACCATTCACCGTAACCGTTCCAGCGACAATGGTGATTTTATTAACAGTAATAGCGGAGGGAATATTCACCAACCCTACATACATCGTAGTGTTGGAATTCATTTGCTGTGTTCCCTCAGTTGGGAAGGGTCCTACTGGTATCGGTATGATTGACTTCAGGGTGCCTTCCGCCTCGGCAAAGTTTGCATTGAGGCCGCTTGCTAACAGATTCTCACCTGTAGCCCATGTTTTTAATGCCATAGATGTTCTAGCTGATGGTTAATGTCCAATCGAGCGTCAAAGTTTGACTGCTGGATTTAGTGATATTGATTGCTACTCTTGAAACCAATACTCCGGTATTAGCACTTGCGGTCCCGTCAACAACAATACCTGCCTCTCGATACGTTCCTGTCGTTTCAGTAGCGTTGAAGTAAGCCGTAGCGGAGGCGACATTCGCGGCGTTCGATTTTGAGGCTAGATTGTTGCGGTAAGTTTCTGTTTGTAGCTGCGTATCAGTGGTCGCCGGGGTGTTTGTGCCGCTTCCTAAGACTGCCTTATTAAGCAGCATCGTGTTGTCCGGGGTCGCATCTGTGAAGTTGTTGGCGACCATTGTCCAGCAAGCGGCGGTAACAATATTGTCGTATTCAAAAACTTGTTGCTTGCCAGTATGGATATCGGTGAGAGTGAATTTGTAGTGACCTTTTAGATGAAGGTTTAGATGAAGGTTCTTTTCGTTTACTTCCTTACGGATGTGCTTTGTCATGAGAGCGGGCTGCCGTCTAAAACAAAAGGTCTTAAGGTTCCTGACACGGCTTGTGGGCCAAGCCGGAACGAGACGGCATAATTTAATGATTGAGCAGTAAAGGATTCGCCAACGGATATTGATTCGCTGAACTGGGCGAACTTCTGAAGCAGGATATTCTCTGTATCTTTGATTTGCTCGCCACTTTGTCTTAGTTGGTTAATGAGGAAGTCAATTAAGGTAATAGTTTTCAAGGTCGCGAGTTCAACTCGATACATTCCAACGTTCTTACTAACCATTGAAAATGAAACTCGCTGAATGAGGAAGTCTTCGCTTACGGCCCGTTGAGTCGAGTTGACGGTGATTAACTGTCCGCTGCGAAGTCCTGAATTGTAAGTGGTGAATGAACCTTCGGAGATCTTGGCGGCGTAAGCCTCAAGCTCGGCAATAGCGAAGTCTTTCGCTTCTTGCTTGCTGGTGATTGTAGTGTCGGTGCGTGCAAACTCTGACGCTCCGTAGGTTGCTATCGAATCCGTATCCTCGACTTGGACCAAAATGTCATATAGAGGGATTCCCGTTACCTCGACGTTATTGGTCCCTGAAGCGGGCGCTGAGGTGAACTTGATATAGGTTTCATTGAAATTCCAGAGCACATCAAAGTCTGCTTCATCGTCAAGAAAATCCACACCAACGGTTTTACCTACGCCCCCGACTGTTACTGTAGGCAGGCTGGAGAATTTATTCGAGAGCTTGAAAAATTTCTTTGTCCCGTCGCCATTGAAAGGCTCTGTGCGCGCGTCGCCTTCGGCTTCTCCACCTCGGATAAAGACTCGATTGCGAAGCTGAGAGATGTCTTCGGATACCTCCAATGAATCATAGATATAATTCGCTGAAGTATCTGAAATGCTGAAGGGTGCTGCCTCAGTATTCTTCTCAAAGAAGTGAATGTCTTTGTTGTAGTCAACGTACCAAGAATAATTGGAAAGCCTGGCAAGCTTCTGTAGAGCTTCAGTAACGCTTACTCGATTGAACGTAATAGTCTCAACCGACACTGGGGCGTTGACGTTAGTGGTGGTGAAAGTCGGAGCGTAATTGGTAACGAGGTCATCGATAATGTCATTGATAGTCGTGCTGGTATAAGTCTCGGCAACCAGAACTCGGTTTAAGTAAAAACCATTATCAACGCACTCACATTCGTATCGAACGATAGAGTGTCCATCAGTGACCTTACGGACTGTGAGAATTAGTCCTTTATAAACAGTCGTAGTATCTAGCAGTTCAACTGTATCGCCTACTGCGGGTGTAAAGGTAGAACCGGCGTGGTAGTTGACAGCGAAATTGAGTGTATCAACCTTCTCATTAAGGACATCTGTCATCTGCAAGGTGTTCCAAAGCACCTTACTTGTCCTGTCGGTCCCGTTTATCTTCAGAGTGATGTTCATACCTGGGCGTTGCGCATTATCGCTTTCATAATCTCTTTGCCTATCTGTTCGGCTATTCCCTCACGTCCGAGAAAAGTATTTCCGGTAAGGTTGATGACTATCGACCCAGATCCGGCCCCGGATATCGAACCGTAGGTGGAAGGCGTAAATAGTTCCGGTCCGTTCTCGCCTACGATAAACGACCGCATTGGAGAAACAGCGCCGCCAGAAGCTCTGCCGACGACATTGCTGATTGCGTTGCCGACTGAACGGCCCGCTGAACCGATAGCAGAACCAATGCTGGATAAGGCATTTTTGACTTGGTTTATCTTGTCTATAAGCGGTTGGAAGAATGCAATTATGGAGTCGATGGCTTCACTGAAGATTATCTTGATTCCATCCCAAGTCTGACGGAAGAATTCCTTTGCTCCGCCTACTGCGTCCATCGCATCTTTTACTTTGAGCGCCATCAAGACAAGCGCCGCAATAAGTAAGACGATTGGATTGGCTGCTATGAAGGCTAGTACTGTTCCAAGCACTGAGAGGGCGGTAATCAAGCCGGGAAGCAGTAAGCCCAGTGAGCCAACGACTAAGACAAGTCCGCTTATTCCAGCGGCGGCGGCTAATATGCCGGCTGCCAGTTGCGGATGTTTGCTAATCCACTCTGCGATTTTCTCGATGATGGGCGTGATCTTTGCGGCTAATTGCTCAAGTGCTGGAGCTAGCGCTTGACCAATATTCTCTTCGAGGTTTGAAAAGGTCTCCTTCAGGATTTCGCTCTTACCGGCAAGGGTGCCAGCGAACGCTACTGCTTGACCTCCGACTTTCTCTTGCAACACTCCGAGGGCTTCAAGTGGTGTCGCGGAATCCTTTATCATTATTCCGTACTGAAGCAGGGCTCTTCCCTGTCCAGATAAGGCGAGGGTGATAAGCTTGGTGGAGGTCTCTAAGTCGAGCCCTTTGGCTCGTGCCAAATCCATCGCCAGGGCTTGCAGCTTGTGCGCTTGAGTGAGGTCGTGGGTTCGTGCGTACAGCAACGCCATTGACTTTTCAGCTTCTTCATCATCAAAGCCAAGCTGTATTGCCGCTGCGCCCGTTGCCAAAATTGCTTTCCTTGCCTCTTCGAAAGTCGGCAAGGTTTCTCCGGCAGTGGCATGAATTGCCTTTAAGGTGGCGTCCAAGCTCGCCAGCTTAACTTCCGCATCACCAAACGCTTTTACTGATGCATAAAGTACGCTGCTAACTGCGGCGAATCCCGTAGCTCCAGCAACCGCCATGCTTTTGAAAGCAGGCTGCATAGCCTGGAGCTTGCCTTTAACCTTATCCAACGAACCACCAACATTGGCGATGACTTTGCTAGCTTTGTCTTCGGCTGTTATGACTGCTTTAAGTTGTGCGTCGGCCATTTAATGCTTTTCGTTCGGCATCAAGCTTCTTTCGGAAGAAGTCTTTTAGCTCGTTAATGAAGAAGGTGGGTTGAGAAAGGTATTCGAAGTAGGTCCACTTCATTTCGTAACAGAGGAAGAGGGCATCTTTATCGAATGCTATTTTTTTTTACGCTGCTCGTCGATTGAATTTAGGATGAACTCATAGTCCTCCTCGTGCATTGCAAGAACTGTATCGAGGATGTTTTCTTTGCTGTCTCCAACCGAAACCACGAAGGTTTCAATCTTCCGGTGCGCGGTGTCTGCGATTATCTTCTTGAGGTCAACATTACCGATGTCTGCTTTGCCTGCAATGTCTGCTTTGACGGCGATGGCTTCATACATAAGCTCATCGATGAACTCTGCTTCCCGCCCTGTGATCCAGGACTTGATCTCTACCTCCGCTTTACCAACTGGCGTAATGATTTTGTGAGTATCCATATTAGGCCACGTTGTAGGTGGTAATTAGGTTTGTTAGAACGACTGAAATTGCCTTAGCTGCGGTTGCATCATAGTGCGCTGTGAATTTGATGTTTTCCTTTACAACATCATCTAACGGGCGGTCAGGAGTCAGCTCTTCAAAGGTGATTCTCGGCAAGGTAATGACTAAAGAAGGATTGGCCGAACTACCGATGGTTAAGTCAGAGCGTGTCATGGTAATGCTCATAGCGTAAGCAGTGCCGGCAGTGAACAAGTCATGGTAGGTCGTACCTGTGTAGTCAATTTTCATTGAGCCGGTAATTTCCATGAGCATCGACAGCACATCATTCGGGGACAGACTGCCAATGTTCATATCGGGTCTGGAGTTGTTGTTGATGGAGAGATTTAGCTCTTTCAACTTAACTGCAGTTGCACCGGCAAGGCCGGAAGTATCACTAGCAAGTTTTATAGTGATGTCCTGCTGTCGGAAATAAGAGTCAGCCGACGAGAACGATACTGTGTAATCAGCGTGAGTGGCTTCGCTCTTGGCGATAAAGCCGACTTTGGCAGTAACTAAATCATCTTGCGGGGCGCTAATTTCAAGACTGTTCACAACGGTATTGTTGTAGACGTAATCCTGAAAGTTAGGGACGCCTAGACCTAACGTAAGAGTTGGGTGCTGTGGGTTGTTTAATAAGACTGAGAAAGTGTGGTCGTAAACTGACGCGTTAGGTGCGCTCTTCGCAACCGGAGTGGAGCTTCCAAGTAGTGATTGGAGAATCCAACCGATAGTGTTTAAGCGGAGGTTAAATTCTAAGTCGCCCTCGGCTCGGGTCTGAACAATCTCAGATCCCGTAGTCATTATTCCTGAGCCGCGAGTCTCGCGGAGCAAGGTCTTTTCTAAAACTGGTCGGATGCCTGAGGGTGTACGGGCTGGCACCCATATAGAAGGTGTAACTGCAGTGCCTCTCGCTGCTGCTGATTCGCCGCCAATACCTAGGTTGACGCTTTCGCCTAATAAGTAGGCCATGTTATTTGTTGATTAATTTCTTAAGTTTCTCTTCTGCTTCCTCCAAATCGACGGCTTCGACGGTTACGCCGTGTTCAGGAAAGTTGAACTCGATGAGTTTCTTTTTTGGTTTAGCGACATCTTCGTTTGAAGTGTCTTTCGTTTGATAATCTTTCAGCATGATTATTTCTTTTTACGTTTCTTAGGTTTGACTTCGATGGAAGATTCGACTTTGCCTTCTCCGAGTTTCGCTTCTTCCCCGGGGGTGATGACATCGCCGAGCCGCAAAGAAGGAAAACGGGCTACATCTTCGTTGGTAACTGTTCTGACATTAGACATGTTGTTTTTGGTTTCTGCTCAAAAGAGCTTTAAGTTATATCAACGTACTTGACGCATTTAAGCGTTAGTTCCGCCATGCGATAGATGCCTTCGCCGCGTTCTTCGTATTGCCATACAGACGGAACAGGCTTGACCCATTCGCACGCGGTTCCTAGAACACCTCTGATGGAAAAGGCGTCGAGCATTTCATCAAGTGCATCCTCCAAAGCGGATTCTGCTGCCTCATAATCACTCTCGTCTTTAATCGGGTAATAGACTCTGACTTTGAAGGCATAGACCCTGCGGTCGTCTGCAGTGGAGTTGTAATCACCTTCATTCTCGGAAGGTGAAACTACTGCGGCGGGGAAACCCGAAAAGGTTGAGCGGTCGGTTGAGTAAGCAACTTGGATCTTGTCGAGGTCGGTGTTGATTTTCGAGATTATTGCTGTGCGTATGGTTGAGAACATTAGTGAATGGAATTAAGGACTGTTTTGAGCGCACCGGTCATCTCTGTGTTGAAGAAGTCTTCGTTTCCTCTTACTGCGTCAGTGAAGAACGATTGTCTTCTAGTTCCTGGATGATGGACCACTCTGCCAAAGAACTGACCCGTACGTTTGTTTGCTAGGACTCGTTTGTTAATGACACTGATGAGGTGAGGTCTGGTGCCTTGGTCAACATAACCTGAGTATTTGGCTCTCGCTTCAACGACCGCGCTTAACGCTCCACTCATGCGGCTTGATATCAGTTGCCTCAGAGTACCGCCGCCCGACTGCCGATTGACCGGGGCGTTCTTCTTGGCATCGCCTTCGATTTTGAACGCGGTCTTTTCAACGGCTCTGCCATATTCCCTGGTCGCTATATTGGGAGCTTTTCTAAAAGCGGCTGCGAGTTCGCCGGCATTGAGCAGTTTTATCTGGATCTCCATTAGGACTTGAAAATTCTAATGATGGTTTCCTGGTGAGGTTTGTCGCCAACGCTCAAGGCTTCCGTACCAATTACTCGATACTCCACGCTGTCGATAATCACTCGGTCGGTTTCGATAATGTCTGCGACGGCAGAGAACATGAGAAAGTTCTTGCCGAAACCTCCGGGAATATCTTGAGTAATAGTGTCGTCTAAAGGCTGGACGTGGCAGGCAAGCGAAGCGATGTGAGTGGTGTAATCTCTCTTCGCTGTGGGCTGGTCTTCATCATCTAAAACGGTAGTGAGGCGGTCTACCCTGGCTGTTTTTGTATAAAACGATTCAAGCATATCGCTTGTAGCTTTTTAAGATTTCTTTGGCTTGTAGAAAATCCTGCGCTTGGGAGCTGCCTGATTTATACGTGACGGAATAGCGTCCAATAGTCTCGCTCTGAATTTCCTTATTATCGGTGTCCTGGGAGTTTTGGTTGTTGATGATTCCTGCAACCATTACCGTAGTTGCGAAAGAGATGTCATCCGGAACGCTGCCATAGCCCCATTTTGCCGTCACAGTGATGTTTTGACGCCCTGGGATGAATCTTCTGTAGGGAAGAATAATTCGTGTCTTAGGAGAGCGATTAGCGGGGTATACGAGGTAATCAGTAGAAGCCAATACATCGTCCCCTATCTTCACGTCCGTGACTTCGGAAGCATCATCAATAAACATTTCATCAGTGTTATTGCCGTCATAAAGCTTGTCTGAGGCTTCTGTGTCGGCATCGCCAAAAGTACGGCCGGTACATTTTTCAATGTACGAAGTAACGGCGTCGATAAAAGACTGCACTGTTGGGTCATAGAATTCCTCAACGGTGATAAGGGCGTAGCTTTCGACTTGTTCGATTGTAGTTAGGGGCATGGACTAATAGTTAGTGTAAGGATCTGATTGGTTTGAATATGGATTCGTTTGTTTTGAGTAAGGGCTAGTATCGGAGGCGAAGGGTGAGGCTGATTTCGCGTAAGGTCTGGCTTGATTCTTATAGGGGAAGTGTTTTATGCGAGCCTTGCCGGTGATGGTCTTATTGACTGGACCAGGGATAATCTTTGCTCTACCGCTAATTGTCTGACCGACAACTTTCGTGATTCGGGTTCGGCCATCAATCGTTGCGTCGATTGTTACGCTTACTCGCGCCTTCCCTGTTACGGAATGTTCGGTTACGACCTGGACTCGTGCTCGACCTTGAATGGTCTGATTGACTACGGCCGTTATGCGCGCAAGGCCGTCGATGGTCTGATTTAGTGACCTCTGAATGCGGGCAAGTCCATCAAGCGACTTACTATCTGTTATCTGAATCCTCGCTTGTCCGAGAATCTGGTTTGATGGAACAACTACCTGAATCCTCGCCTTGCCGGAAATGTTCTGAATCGTTGTGGCAAGGATATCAGCCTTACCGCCAACAGTTTGAACGACAGTAGTTTGTATTCGCGCCTTTCCGGTAACGCTCTGCGAACTAATCGTCTGAATCCGCGATTTGCCATTAAGGGCTTGAGACGCAATTACCTGAATCCTGGCTTGTCCTGAGATTGTCTGGTTTGCTTCCTTTTGGATTCGGGCAACACCATCAACGGTCTGATTCTGCGTAACATTCGCCGGTGTAATATTGGCAAGGCCGGTAACATCCTGATTAACAACTTTCTGGACTCTTGCCTTACCACTACTGTTTGGTTGCTCGTGCTTTGAATGCGAGCTTTACCACTAACGGTCTGTTGGGCTGTCGCTGTTATGCGAGCTAACCCGCTAACCGTTCGCGTGGTCGTTCCAGTAATACGCGAAACTCCGGTTAGGTTTTGGGAGACAATCTTCTGAACCCTAGCCTTTCCTGTTATGGCTTGAGAGGTAGTTGCGGTAATTCTTGAAAGACCGGCGATTGTCTGATTGACGACCTTCTGAATACGGGCGACTCCAGAAAGTGTTTGATTGACTACTTTCTGAACCCTTGCTTTACCAGTAACAGTGTGAGTCGTTGTCACGGTGACTCGGGCTTTTCCAGTTATCGTTTGAGTCGAGGTGGCCGTTATTCTGGCTACACCTTGAACTGTTTGTGAAACAACTTTTTGTATCCGTGCCTTACCAGTAATTGTTTGGTTGGCGAGGGTCTGAATCCGTGCCTTACCGGTGATTGTCTGAGAGGTTGTAGTCTGGATTCGCGCTTTTCCAGTGACGGTCTGTGTTGTCGTTGCGAATACGGTAACTTGAACCAGTATCCTTGAAGCATTAAAGGCCATTGTATTGTGTTGCCGGCCATTGTATTGACCACTAATTCATTAAGTACCTGTCTGGTTAACGTCGATTGTCTGTGCCGTCCCCGGCATGGTTAGGGTTGAGCTTCGTTCTCTTTGGATAATGTCGGTGATAGCGGACCCTGTAACATCGGCTGGTGTCCCGTTCGGGTCAGTTTGTAACTTAGCGTCTGCTGTTCCTGAAGCTACGTTGTCCGCTTCGTGAATGTAGACGTTGGTTACTCCGCTCCATTCTGCGGGGTCAAAGTAAGTGTCAAAGTCCTGGAGTCCTGTTCCTGCTCCTATTGCAGTATTGGCAATGAGGTATTGTTGCTCAAGTTTGGTAGGGCTGGCGGTTTGGACGATTACAATCTTGGCATTGTAAAAATTATTTCCCCCGTTCATGTTGGAAGAACAAACCGTCGTTATCTGATAGTTCCGTCCGTCAGTTGGGGTGAAAGCAACCCGTGTTCGGGTGGCGTTAGTTGAAGTGGCAGCGCTAACAACTGTGGTGTCATCAGAGAATGAAAAGTTATCGCTTCCCCCGTCCTTCTGAAGTTTGACGGTGGTCGTGTCCATTGAAGAGGCGTTCGACCAGGACACTTCAACATAAGCGGTAATAGTCCCATCCCATTTTGAGGCATCGTACTTCCAGTATTTGGGATTAGTCAGGGCAGCCGCTGTGGTATTAGTCTTGCCGGTCTCTTGATTCCCTATTTCTATCTGTGTTTCGCAACTCGTCAGAGACGAAGCATTTTGAATAATGATTATCCTTGCGGCTTTGATTATAGCGTCGCCGGCGTTGCCCGTAGTTCCGATTGCAATCCAGGAATCATGAGATCCACTTACGGTGATGGCAGTGCTTCTGAATCGAGTATATGCGGAGGTATTTTTTGTGACGGTCACGCTTCCAAGAGTGCCAGTGCCGTCCTTCCATTTTGCAGTTGCGTCAGTGGTGGCACTGGTATTCTTTGCCAAGACTTCTAAATAAACTGTGAGCGTTCCGTTAAACTGGCCAAGGTCAACGAGTGCAATGCCTTTTCCATCGGAATCGCCTGAGCCAACACTGGTTATTAGACCATCCTGAAAATTGATTTCGTGCCGAAGCTGCGACATCAAGCCTCCGATATGAGATTGGCATAGGCGGTCTTTACCTTGCTCTTTTGGGTGGTTGTCAAAGGGCTCGACGAATGAAGTTCAATAGAGTCAATCTTGCCGCTACCGGGGACGCTCTCGTTGTAATAGATTTTGAAATTACTCCCAGATGATTGATTAAACTGTTGAAGTTTTTCCCATAGGTCAACAACCTTGAAGCGCAGAGTCCCGGTCGGCGGGTAGGTCGGGTTGTCTGCCATTAAAGCATCAAGTAAGGACTTCTCTTGGGTACTTAACTCGCGGACGAATTCAAGGTAAGTCTCACTTCCAACATCGCCTGAACTAACCGGCTCAATGCCGATTTCATTCAAACACCGCTTCAGCATATTCCAGCGAAATCCGCCATGTACTTGTGGATAGAGGTACTTCATTTAAGGGTTATTGTTTCTTTAAAGCTCTTGCCGCTAATAGTCGCTTGCCAGCCTATACAGTATGCGATGTCATGGCTGAGTTGTTCGGTCTCGCCCGTAGTCGGAACGTGGTTGAAGTTATGAGTGTGCTGGCGATAGAAAATTAAGCGGCGTAATGGATTCTCTTCAGGTAGGGTCTCGTGGCAATCAAAGGACACGCCATTGAGTTCGAAGTGTCCATCTCTCAAATCTACTAAGAGGTAGGTGTTCTCACCTGTGAGAGCAAAGCGGATAATCGGGGTCTCTTTGTCTTTCTTTAAGACATCAAAGAACCGGGAACGCGTGGGATTTATCTTGGAAACATCATCTGCGCTTTGGGTAATGATAGAACCATCTTGAAACTCACACTCGAACAGATATTTTAGATCCATTGCATTGAATCGTTAATTGATTAGTTGGCTTCGTTATGAGCCCTAGCCATTTTTTTCAAGTCGCCTTTGGGGAACTTTAGGAAACGGCCATCTTTTGTGCGGCAAACATACTCATCGTTGTGATCCACGGAAACCTCACAAGTCTCCATTTCTCCATCAAAGATTAAGTCAATTGTTTCTGCTTTCATGGATTAGTTCTCCTGATATTGAAGGGTTAGTGTTACGGTCGCGGTATCACCGGCAGAAGCACCAGAAGTCTGGAGCTGAGTCGTGAGGTAGTTCGTGTAGGCAGGATTCGCTGTAGTGGAACTTGCCTTACCGGTAGCTTCAGGTCCAGTCGCGCTAAAGAACACAGCCACGCCAGAGCCAATGGAGATAGCTGAGGTCATGTTAGTGCTTAGGTTGCTGTTTGCTGACGCTGAAGGCGTGGTGTAGAGAAGCCTGTCGCCATCACCCGTACAAGCGGGGGTGCCTTTCAGAGTTAATCCTGTACCAAACGCTGTTGCGGTGTGAGCAAACAAACCGGAAAGGATCTGGTTATATGTCCCCGAGAAATGACCAAAGAGCCAGTTCTCATAGGAGTTGTTGCCGTCCGTAATCGGAGCGGCGCTGTAGGCAGTAGCTTCAGTATCACTGTTTTTCCAGTTTACGTCAGTTACGCCAGCGGACCGTGTAGTACCTTTAGCCGGAGAGCCGGTAGCGGTGCCGTGGTCACGGTCGAACGCAAAAGTTGCGGCCATGTATTTATTGTTTAATTAATTAAGTTCACTTCCGAAAGTAGGCGAACCTACTCTCGAACTAAATTCAATTAGGAAGCGGCTTGAGTCTTTAAGACGGTCACTGCGCTTGGCAAAGCCAAGACGTAACCAACACGTTCGACAATGCGAATGGCGGTCATATCTTGTTCTGCCAAATTGATGGCGGTAGAACCATCAGTGTCAGTGATAGTAGCTTCAGTCAACACTTTGACGCGCAATTGTTGCTTATCGCCAAAGATGGCAGCTTGCTTCAAGTTGCCGAACATAACGAATGGCTTGCTGTTACCAGTCGTGGTAACGGATGGCATAGCTTCAGAGAGCTCTACAGGGTAGCCCAAGATTTGAGCTGGGTTCCCTTGTGAGGCTGGGGTGAAGATGAAAGCGCCTGTACCATCGCCATTCTCTCTTAACAAACGTAGCTTTGAGAGAACAGTGCGATGCATATAGAACTTTGCGCCATTGAGAGCGCCACTCGGGGTGGCATCAATAACAGCTTGTAGGTCTTCGACAGTTACATCCGCAGGGTCAGTGCTGGCAGTGTTTTCGATATTGACAGAGGTATTGTTGATAATACCTGTCCACGGAGAACCGGTGCCGGCGAAGAATTGTAAGTCTTCTTCTTTGGATACAGCTTCAGCGAACAACTCAGATACTAATTGAGTGAGGTTCAACTGAGAGTCTTCTAAGATTTCGTCAGTGAACGGAACGATAGCAGCGAGTTTCTTCAACGTTTGAGTGACGAGAGAGAAACCTGGCTGAGTGGAAGTTTTCTTCGCACCCTCGTTCGTCCAGTAAACTGAAACTGAAGTGCCTAAGGCCGGAATGGTGCGGCTGTTACCTGGACCACTAAAGGGCAGGTAACGCATATCGCGGCGAGCCAAACCATACTGGTCAGCTGCTACGCGGAGGATTTCATTCCTTAATTCGATAGGGATCAACAATCCCGCCTGAGCATCATCAGGGCTTCCACTATCGCTTTCGTTAGTGGTGAGAGCTTTTAAGGTAGCAGTGTCGTTAGCGAACAAAGCCTTCATGAAGGTCTTTGTTACGTCACGAGTTTTATCGACTTCAGGTTTGCCGGTGTCGATGGCTTTCTTGCGCTGCTCAGCAACGCCGGACATAAACTTCTCGGCAATTTGGGTTGCCATGCCGTCAATCTTTTCTTGGATTGACTTGGTGATGAGGGCTTTGACAGCGGCTTCATCAACCTCGTCGGTAGTAGCGGGAACTTCTACCTCTGGAGTTTTGGGAGTTTCAACTACCGGGGCTTCAGCTTCGGGTTGAACTTCTTCTTTGGTTTTCATTCATAGGTGAGTTAATTGGTAAGGTTCCGCTTTTCCTGCAATAGGGTGCGGACTGCCCTGTTGATAATCTTTGCAGTAGATTTTTGAACGCCCTTGCTGGGAGGGGTTACGACCTTTGGTTGGGCTACAGCAGTATCGTGACTTAGTTGTTTGGCTTCATCGGCAATTAACAATTCATTCAAAGCGTCAACGGCTTTCACAATGACAGCCTTGTTCTTAGCTGACAGGACTCGGCCTTCTTTTTGGTTCAGATGCTTTTCCAAAGATGAGGTGTCTATCCCTTTGCTTTTAGCAAGTGCCAAAGCGTTTGCAGGAACATTGACAGTAGATATTTCAAAAAGGGTATTCTGCTTTAGAGTAACTTGGTCTTGCTGGTCAACCTCAGTGACTTCATTTTGAAAGCCAACTGAAAACGCTCGCATGTATCCGCCCTTATATAGTTTGTAAATCGTATTGGCGAAGTCATATTCTTTGGCGGCGAACTGGATTTCTCCCTCGAGATTGCCGTCGCTGTTGAATCCTAAGCTGAGTGCTTTACCGATGGCTGGCTGACTGTGGTCGTGGGCAAAAAGGATAACGGGGTTCTTCAAGTAGTCGTCGAGTTGCCATGATTTCTGGTCAACTATTTCGCCCTGTCGGTCTTCATCGGCAGTGGAGAACACTCCTCTGATGATGTGGTTTTCATCATCTATTCCCTTGATGTCCACATCAAGGTGTTTGTATTGCATGTTGTTTGGTTAAATTATTTGAGCTTTGATTAAACGACAGGCGCTAAGACGCAGCGACAATTCACGGTTTCTGAGGCATCGCCGGAGTCATCGCCGGGGTACATGAGGCCATTAGCGAATTCTTGGTCAGTGGGGACGATTTCACCGTTGATGGCGAGGTGTGAATCTCTTGTCCGCTCATCCACGGTAGCAACCCATTCTTTTTGGGTAACTACGGCGCTCTGATTATATGCTTCTATGAAGCCTTCGTTATTTGCAGCAGTGGATTCAGTACGGGCGATTGTATCAGAGCGATAAGTCGGGAATTCGTCGTATACGGCGCTTACCCGGTCTGAGAGTTCAGTGATTCCTTCACCTGAATTAATGCCTTCAGCTAGCGTAACGGAGAGTTTTTCTAAGGTAGTGTCGTTGATGGATACAGCAAAGAATTTGGCCCTGTCTTTGAGTTTTTTTTCTAGAGCGGCTGTGTATTCAAACGTCTCTCCGGTGCCAAGTAAATCAAGTGCATCTTGGCCTGATTCAGTAGCGGCGTCGGCAAGAAAAGGGAAAGCTAATTCAGCGAAAATCTGATTCTCTTTTTTCTTGTCGAATGAGATAGGTAAGGCTTTCTCTTTGCCGCTCATGACGTAATCAACAAGGTCGATTGCACCGATTTCACCTTTCTTAAGGCTTCCAAGCACCCGCTTTTTCTGTCTGACAGATTCAGCTTCAACAGCGGCCTTGAACTTCTCGGCTCGCTTGTCGATTTTCTTATTTACAAATAGCTCATACTGCAGGCGAACGGTTTTGTCTTTAAGTAAAGATCCTTTCTGTTTCTTCTTGGGCTTTTTGAATGCCTTATAAAGGTCATCAGCCAAGCCTTCAATCATCTCTAACTTGGCTTTTAGGAGATGGCGGCCTTTGAATATCTTTTGTGAGTTATCTTCAGCAGCAAGTGGTGGCGCATTAATAGGTGAGAAGCCAAGGGGAGTATATAAACTGTCGCCTCCATCAATCGGTTCTAGGTTTAAGGATTCGCGAATTTCATTTCGCGTAATCCACTTGTCTACACCTTGAGTGAATTCTTGGAGCTTCTGGGCGCGATCTTCAGGTGTTGGGTCGGTGAAGTCAACATAGAAGCGTTCGCCAAAATCAGGAGTGACGAGCATTTCATTAATGACTTCGACTAAAGCGGAGATTTCTGGCTTGATGGTTTCGGACAGGAAAGTGCGAAGCCCTGAATTTGCGTTAGCTAGGTTTACGTCATCGGTCGTAATAACAGACTTCGGTACGCCAAAAGCTACTAAGATGTCGTCACGTGTGAACTTCAATGATTCAATGTAGTCCATCTCCTTTTGGGTGACAGAGACTTGCTGGTATTGCATACCACCTTCAAGGATTCCAATTCGGGAGTTCTTGCCTCGGCCTCGATGCTTAGTGTCCCAAGCTACGCGCAGTTGGTCGCGCTGTTCTGCGTCTAGTTCATCCTCAGAAATAAGCAAAGCATCAGGACGCGCGTTGTTTAAGAAAAAGTCTCTTTGGAAACCGGTTGCGTATTCTTCTGTTTGGATGCGTGACTGTGAAGGCTTAAGAGGCGAGAGTCCGCGGTAGATATCTAGAGGATTGGGTTCTTTGAAGTGAATGATATCTGATGGTTCAAAGGTGTCCTTTGTTCCGTCGAGCTTTTGAAATTCGTATCGCTTAATGAAGGTCTGTTCGTCAGGAACGACAACCATGAAATCAGGGCGAAGGTTCCACAGCTCAACTACCTGGCCTCTTTGGTTTCTTACCTTGTACCAAAACGCTTCCCCTGTCAGCTTTTTGTTGATTGTGGTTATCTTCCAGAATTCTGAGCGGGTCTGGAACGGATTAGGCCGGTAGAGTAAATCTAGGACTTCGTGCGAAGGAATATCTTGCACTTCTCCTTTAGAGTTGACGATTTGAAACAGCTTCAGATCAATAGCAGAAATTTTCTGCGCTATCTTATTGATGGCAGCGAAGACGTATAAGGACTTCTCGTATTGGTGGATGAGCTTGCTAGTGGCCCAAGCACCTCCGCCAAAGACCCTCGCTAGTTCTTGTAAGCCTACGAATTTTATCTTTCTACCTCCGAACAGTTTGTCTATGAATCCCATTATGTAAAGGTTAGTTTTCTTAGTTATCCACTCCCCTCCCCTATCGGATCTGCCCTGTTTTTGCGGTGGGGGAGTGCTTTTGGTATGTCTGCCTCGATAGGGGATAGAGGTCAGATGAAAGTTAGTTTTGGTTTGGGTTTGTGCAGGGTCATGGCGTAGCGGATAGCGTCCATGCTATGCGAATAAAGGTGGTCGGGTTCGTTGATTATTTTCCCTGCCTTGTCAGTCATCCAAATGTAATTTCGGTATTCCTTAATAAGGTTGGTCGACCGTTTTGTAACTGCTATGTTTTGGGATTGAACGTGCTGAATGCCCTGGAGGACTGAGCCTTGTCCTTTGATTGAAGGAATGATTTTTACGCCGTAGGACTTAATTTCATCTATGCTTTTTGGCTCGGCTGAATCAGCTATGACTAAAGCTTTAGGTTCTTTGAGCAGGATGTCGGCTATCTGTTTGTTCGATAGCCCTTTTTGAAAAGTAATCTCATCTAGTATGAATCCATTGTTGTGGTAATAAACCGCTACTGCTGCGGTGGGGTCGTTCGTATACCCAAAGTCTAATCCATACTTCTCTAGCCTGGCTTCCTCGGGTACTGAATCAATAATCTGCCAGCCGGTGTATATGCGTGATTCGATTTCTCCTAGTTGTCCTTCACCATAGACTCGCCACCAACTCTTGTTGCCTCTACGCTGTTCGATTGACTTAACAATCTCAGGGTCCAGCGCTTCGTTATCCTTGTAGGTGGTGATGAGATGGTCTATGTCATCCCGAACTCCTTGAACGTCTGTGTAGAACCAGAATTCGGTGGTGGGGTTCCAATCTAAGTAAACAAATTGGTTGGTTCTAACCTCAAGCTGGTTGAACGCATCAAGGGTTATGTTGTTGGCTTCGTTTATGAAAAGTCTGTCGCGCCTAGCTCCCCTTAGCTTGTCTCCGTCATCTGATGAAAAGAATTCAATCTGGCTTCCAGTCTCAAACGTGTAAATTGAATCAGTGGCATTCCAGCGGAAGGGGTTCCAGTATCTATGCTCGTGCATGATTTTCTTGAAATCACGCATGGCGCCGCGCTTGAGATGAGGAGTGGATTCGCTAACTACTGACGTTAGCGTCGGCTTCTTGTCGCTCTGGGCTGCGTGAATCAACAGCAGGAGTATCGAGACTGTCTTGCTTGCTGACGTTCCTCCCTGAACTGCTCGTATCCGCGATTTCAGCTTGGCTATTTTGGTTGTCGCCGTTGTGAGTTGGAACATTCATGGTTGCTAATATGGGGATTGGTGCGCCGTCTGGACCGGTGAACTCATTACGTTGAGCGAACTCATTCTTCTTCTTCCGTTCCAAGTACCATTGGGCTGCTTGCGGCTGTTTGAGACTCCTAACCACTGTGGTCCTTGCTAGCAATATTGGAGTTTCTTTGAGTTTCTCCTTACGCTCCGCAAACTCTGGGTGCTCTTGTTGGTAGTCGTATAGAGCGGTCTTAGAGATATCTGCATAAAGGCAGGCTTCGAGGTCCGTACAACCCATTGCAAAGGCTTCATCTAGTTTACGGAGAACTTCGTCCGTCATTACACTCGGTCTTCCTATTTCTGCCATTTAGATTAGGTTAATTTTCCAGTTATCTACTTCGTGCTTCGATGGTTTAGTGAATCTCTTACTGATCCAGTCAAGGAACTCTCTTTCCTTTACGATTGCATCACCGCTGGAAAAGATTGGCGCATTGCGCTTTAACTGCTCTTTGAATTCCTTAAGGGTGTGGGCTTTAAAATCTTCCACCTCTACTCCGCCCACGTTGTATGAATTGCAGTAAACGCTGCGGAGCTGGCAGTTTTTGAGGTTGTTCCGACTTAGATTAAGCAGTTTTTGCTTTTCGTAGATGATGGGCGCATGAACTTCGTAGTCCTTGAGATTATCTACGCCGCGCTGAATGAGATAGGCTTCAGTGTTAAGCAGAGTCTCGTAGTAGTAGCCTGGGCGTTTCTTATGGTACTTGATGAGGTCAGACGTAGTGCCTCTGTAGTAATAAGGAACTTCTGTTTGCGGGGCAAGAAAGAAGAAGTCATCATTCATCAATACAAAGGGATCAGAAATGCTGTCCTCTCTCGCAGCTCGCATTATCTTGTCTATGGCGTTAGCAGACTTTCGCTGGTGATTGTCTGAATACGGAATGTGGATTACCTTTTCTAACCAGAACGGTCGGCGGCCTATAACATAGACTTTATTGTGGGGGAAATATTGCTCTGCACTGCGGAGGCTATATCTGATTTCGTTGTCCGACCAGTCGCTTCCACTGCCCAAGATATAAACGAGATCCATCTACTTCAGATTTAGAAATACCCCTGCCAGCTTGTACCAAAGGCGCTTAGGAAAATACTTTGGGGCCGGCTTGATTACCTTACTGACCTGGGGAATGAGTTCCTCTACTCGTTTCTTCATCTCAGCCCTGATATCCCTGCGGTATATTTGTCTGATTTTCTTATCTTGCTTTTGGCTCATTGGCGAATTTCGGGTCTAGTTCTTTATCCTCATCCTCTTTCCACTTCAAACTTCTCAGTCGGACTTCAGCTTGATTAAATGCACTCTCTAATCCACTACGGTCGAGTTCACGAATTTTCTTTGATTGTCTGGCGTTCATAGGTTTAGGTGGCCAATCGGCACGCGCTTTGTTTATTGACTTTTGTCAGATCACAGCTGTACTTGTACGGACATGCACATACGCTTACGAAGTCCTTTAGTCAGAATCTTGTTGAGCATCGGAGGACTGGTTCTTCTGTTGGGAGCTCTCCTAGACACGATTAGCAACGCGATTAGCATAATTACTCCCACTCTCACTTACATACTCTCCGGCGTCGTTCTCGGCGGCATCCCAATCCTTCTGGTGTTAGAGAAACGCAAGCTACTCAAAATTTCTCATAAAGACGGCTCGACGTTCAGCATCTTAGATAGAACTGGAATTGCATCAGTGACGGCATTATTGATTGTGCTTTGGATACCGCGCCTCTTTAGCCCCCAGCCGCCTAACTTGGCACAAATGGAAGGAGGCAAACCGGCCCGCCAAGGATTACCGGCACCGAACATCACTGAAGAAGGCGGAGTAGCAACACAATGGGGGTTTCTAGAAACTCTGAGTGGAGAACATGACGTCTACTATCCAAGGGCATTCACCGCCATTCCAAACCTCACCTTTTCCAAGAAGGTAGACAATATCTATTTCGAAACAAGGTATGAAATCACAGAGCAGAGGCGAGACGGTTTTAAGATAAAATTCACAGCGTTTGTCAGAGGGGGTGCAATTCAATGGATTGCGGTCGGAGTTCTAGATAAGCCTTCCTAATAAACATACGTACTGCATTCGCGACGGCTACTTAATCTGTCTTATTGTCCTAGCCCACTTCTTCGGGATTAGGATAAGGTTAAGTTTTATCGCCTTGGTGTATACCTATACGTTTAAGTAAATCGGGAATCATTTCTAGTAACACTTGCGCGATTCTGTATGCTTTATCCATCCCATATGCGCCCGATTCCATCAAAATAATATGAACTTCTATACTTTGATCAGGCCAATCCGGGAGAATTTCACGTAGTCTCTCTTTTACGATTACTCGAATATCAGATGCGATAGGATAGGCTGGATAATGGGTCCATCGTCTGGTCCAAAACACAGTTCCGTATCTATTAATGTGCTTTCGGGTTTCTTGCGAAACACCCGCCTCTCTCAGTTCAACTGCGGTCTGATAATCCATCAAAACCCTGTGGATAAACTATCGAGTGATTCTGATTCTAGGCTTAAATATGCGAATTTGACGAGGTAGCAGTGACACTTTATAATGTAAGTAGTCCTACCAATAAGCCCTATCAGGCAGAACCAATCAAATGTATGAAATGTCCTGAAGAGCCACATTACCAGCTCGTGGATTGGGAAGTTACTGGTTGCACGCAAGTCGGATTACCTATTCAAACCTTGTTTGCCAACTGCTTCAAATGTGGAATGAAAACCGCTATCAAAGTATCAATGGCTTTAGAAGCCTAACTCTATGAAGCTCAAAACTAGAATCATCAAACTATGGAAAAAGGGTATGAGCAAGCGGGCAATAAGTATAAAGGTCGGTTGCCAGCGCTCATACGTTCAGAAAGTTATCAAAGTACACTTATCCAATCTACTATGAAACATAGAATGAACTGTAAGCACTGTGGCCGGGGATTCCTTGCGGAGCCTTGGGACAAGCACTCTCTCCTGCATACGTGCTTCAAGGCTCGGTGTGAAAAGGAAAGCGGGATCTATTCAAAACCTAATAAACAAGCCAATGTATCAACATTATTATCGTTATCCGAAGCGGCATAACTTCTTCATCCACTCAGTCCTTCCTTACCTTATCTGTATAGCTTTTGGAGCGGGAATCGTATTACTAGCCTTTTATCAAATGCGGCCAGTATGAATCACACACATAAAACTTGGGAAGAGATCCGCGCCTGTACTATCAACTTTGGCGAGTGCTGGGACAAAGCCTGGTTGAACAAGCCTGACCGGACTGGGAATATGGACCCTCACCGGAGCCCTACTCTCGGCTATCAAAACTTCACTAATTAACAAAGAGCAATGCAACCTAAATTAAAACCGCTTAAACAAGACATATATGCCAACAAGGTCGTGGGTGTCTGCCCGAATTGCGGAAGTCCTCTCTATGGTCACTGGCAGATGTCTGGCCGTGAGGGTGAGATTATTCCGTTTATTCGTTGCCACTCCTGCGGCTACTCCGAGGCCGAAGTATGAAACCAGCTAAGACAATCTTTGGTCACTACAGCTATCTTGCTCCAGGTGACGACCACGACAACAACAGTCAGATAAATAATCCAGATATGGTGCGTATCCGCCGGATCAGAGAGAAAGCTTTATCGGCTATATTGGCCTATGAACGCTTTATCAATAAGGCTGACCGAATGATTAAACTGGTAGAAGAGGCTTGTAAGAAAAACAATGGCTTGCCGTTTTGAGGCAATCGCTAGCGATATTCATTAGTCTGTTTTGACTAAACTGAAATCTAACCTCTATCTTGAGAGTAAAGCATATTACAGATAAATAAAAGCCCTTAAATGCTGGGGCAAACCAGCAAGAAACAAAAACACAAATGGAACCTGACCACTTCCACTCACCTTTATTCGGCTGTCTCCTGCGATTCAAGCGCACGCAAAACAAGAGGTACAGCCCTGGCTCAACGGCAAACCAGTATGTAAGGCAAGCCTACTGCAGAATCCATAAGATTACTCTCTGCTTTTGTGGTTGGGAGTATGGCTGGCATTACGGGATAAGTAGTGAACCCATACTGCCGGCGCAAATACCAAGTAAGCCTGTCCTTCAATTCTCACTAGACGGAGGTCTGATAGCTGAACACCCCTCCATCGGATCAGCTTCCAGAACTGCGGGGCTCACTCCCTATTCAATCAAGTTGTGTATGCAAGGGAGAATCAGAATGGCCGGTGGGTATGTATGGAAAGCTAAAGCAGAGCCCTCAATCGCTCCTTCATCACCGCCTCCTTCGGACTCTTTGCCCCTCCCCTTAACCACTCCTGAATCCGTGTTGGCGTGATTGTGTGAGTAACTGAGCTTCGGACTTCTATCTCAAGATTGCTTGCTGGTCCTGGCTCGCATTGGTGCTGACGGAACGTGCGAATGGCTAGTACACCTGCCTCGTATAGCGTGTCGGCCTGAACCTCAACACTATGACGCAAGCCCGATGTATCCACGAATGAGACGATGCAGATAGCCACGCGGCTAAAATATCATTTTCGATTATTTTCGACAATTCAGAGCGCCAGGTTTGGGCGGGAACAACGCCGATACGTTTTCGTACATCTTAGCGAGGGGTGAGTGAACCACCCCGTATATATAATGAAAACGGAGAAAACACTATGGAACCGAATGCAACGCCTGACGGCGCTCTTATCTACTTCACAGGTAGAACTTGGAACCGGATACCTCGCTTCAACTTCAAGTAAAGTTTATTGTTTCGACGCTAGTTGGAGTCTTAGTACTCTTGGGATTGACACTTTCAGGGAAATTCGGCGGTTTACAGTTCACAGCCGCCCTAATCGCCCTAACATACACTTGGTCAGAAGTCTTCTTTCAGATAGCAGACGAACGCAACGACTACTTCTTCAAACTTCCTCGGATCTTCGAGTAAATATACACAGACTACATTGAGTTACCTGGAACTCTTCAAGTGAAAACCCGGGACCCCGCCCAGTGCGGGGTTTTGCATTTTTATAGGGAAGCTCCCCTCGAACTTAATCAAGAGGAGCTACAAAACTGACGGACCAAGCAAAATCTTCCTAGTACAGGGCCGTACCGCTTTCAACCATTGGGTAGTTTGAAATCAGAAGACCTAACACCGAGCTACCCTGTCACTCGGCATTCCCGCAAGCTAACTCATTATCTTGAGTCTCTCCAATACGGGCTCTGCCTTTTTAACAGGTCGGGGCTTATTCCGTCTTGAAAGACATTATAGCAAACTGGATAACTGTGCAGGATACAAGGGACTGGCTGTGTACAGGCTCGGTCGCTTGAGCGTCATCTTAGCTCTCACAAATGTTCTCTTCGGATAGTATCTCCAATATGTCATATGCTATCTGTAAATTCTGTCATACTCTGATTCACCCTCTGCAATGTCGTTCAACTTCGCAAGCACGTTCACTGTTTGTCGTCGGTTATAATTGTCTTTAGCCTTAACTGCTATTTCCATTCCCTCTCTCAATGTCTCAAACTCACTCTCTTCTATCTGAAACTTAAAAATCTTCTTATACTTCTTCATCTGACGACCTTCCCTATTAAACATAGAAAACTCACTCGACCTTTGCAAACACTTAGAACCCCCGAAAACTGGAACAAACACCCAAACTATCCACAACCTTAGCTGCTGAACTCAGAACAAATCCTGTGCATAACATCAACAAACTCACCATCACCAAAATAATCATCTTCTGCTTGAGCGTAGCGAAAGCGACCGAGCCGCACACTGGCGCATAGTTATCCATCAGACGGACGGCGACTTTTAGCCGGACGGCTGTGGATAACTACATCACTCAATTTCTCTGATTCCTGTCTTAGAACTTGGAAGTTCTATAAGTAACAACAAACGGCCCGTGCCGTCGAATTGAGTTCGCCCTTCAGACGGATTTGGGTGCGCTTGTAGCGCCAACCCAAGACCCCGCTCCCTGATAACCGATATCAAGAATCCTCGTACTACCCGTCAGTCGTTCTTTTGAATTCTCTGAATCCAAACCCATCTTCGGAACGACGTATCTCAGCGACCAACGGAAGCGGAAATCGAGAATCATTTTCCCGCCCTCCGTCATAGAGTTTGATAGTTTGTAACTTTATTAGAAACCGACTTTAACAAGACAAATAGTGCTTGGCGGTTTGTACAAAGTTTGTACTCGTTATTGGTAGCGATTTGCGAGCTCGTCAAATGAGTAAACAGCCCCTAAAGGACTGGCCAAAATGCTATTCGTGGGGTGGTTGGTTATCCAGTCAACGCAGGTGAAAAGACACATCTCTCCGGTGCGTGCTTCTTGTATTAATCCTGCGATAGCCTCTCCTCGTTTCTTTTGTTTATCCAGTCGGGTGGCTTCCTTCTCGGCGGGGTCCTTGATGAACTTCACTGACAGGTCTTTGCAGTAGTCCTGGACCACAAAGATGACGTGGAATGGTCGCTTAAGGTTCTGGCTGTAGCGTTCGTACTTCTCAATCTTGCTGCGCAGGATAGAGGTACCCTCACTTCCTCTGTCCGCCTCCAAAAAGAACTCGGCTTCCCCGAATCTAACGTACCTATCCGGCTTTAGCTGGAGCCGTTCCAGCGTCTCGCTGCGCGGTACGCCCCAATGTGTGAACGTCCCCCAGTACGCCGTGAAGATGTCGGCGCACATTATCTCGTGCTGGTAGAGGTCGAATTTAAGTCTGTCGGTATCAGGAAGCATCCAGAGGTCGGGATACTCCTTGTAAGGTGAAGGGTGACGCTTAAGTTCAGGCTTCTTTCTTTTTCCGCGCCTGTCTTTTGCCGCCGCTAGGTCCCGAAGGATTCGGAGCGTCTGTTGATACCCTGGGGGATACTGGTACTGCGAACCTGACTTGTAGATCTTCAAAGGACTCGTTGCGTGAGGGTACGCTATCCGTGCGAGCTGCTGGGCGGTCATCCGCTTTTCGAGTTCGAGGGCTCTTAGTATTATGATGCGTTGGTCGAGCGTCATCTGGTGTTTTGTATATCGGATTCTTATAAATCTGTTCAAGGTAGGGTTTGATATCGACTTGGATATCCGCAACGTCCGGCACCCTTACCAACATCGGTTGTTGTTTTGGCTTCTTGATAACGCAGTGCTGCTTTCTCAAATTTGATAGAGCATAAGAAACGTCCCTATCCTTAAGCTCACCTCCGTACATTGCCTTTACGGTTTCGAGTCTCTCGGCAGCATCGGGCTGGAAGAAGGCTACTTTAATTTTGCAGAGTTCTTTGACTGCTTCTGAGATGTAGGGGTCTTCAAACTGTCTCCAATACTGGTGTGCAAGTACCACGCGGAGGCCAGACTTGCGCTTATAAGCAAGAAGGTCTGCCAGATTTCGGTTGGCATATCTGCCGGCTTCGTCGAGGTAGAGATAATATACCCCACGCCAATTCCCAGCCCGAAGCCTGTCAATAGCAGAGATAATTTCATTGATGATTAGTGTTCCAAGTAAGCGAGTGTGGATGGGTTCAAACCCGAACCCTGAATAAAGATTGACTAGAATTACCCACCTGTCTGCTATCAGTCTAGCAAAGTCTATCCCTTCAGTGTGGGAGAGCATTGTGGATAACGTCGGATGGAATAGTGGCTCAAGCCTTCTGACTGTAGACTGAAGCTCGTTTAAGTACATTGCCCTAGACTTGAAGACTTCCTCCAGAGCAAGGCGGTGTCTATCGGACTCGTCGCTCTGCTCAAGGATCTTCACACGTTGGTAAATGTATCCTGGCTCTGTAAAGTACAGTGAATCAGCGAGTGTGGCTTTAGCGCTCCACAAGACGGAAATGATGGCTGTTAAGTAACGTTGAATTCGGGCTGTTTCAGCAGCGTCCCGCACGTTAAACAAAACGCGGAAAGTATCCTGCAAATTCGCTATGCTTACTTCCTTGTATTTTCCCAGCGGATTGATGGGAGCAACCTTGTTGTAGAGGTATCTATGATGCGCGTCTATTACTAAAACTTTCTCGTGCTTCTTTTTGGCGCAGTAAGCTAGAACTTTGTACATCGTATCCCCTCTATCGGAGGGGTCAAAGAATACAAGCCCATTTCCTCGGTCGATATCTCCGCGAATCAACCACTCAAGGAATTTTGATTTACCTTCGCTCGTGGTCCCGATTATGTGAAGGTGAGACTGCCGAGCTTCTTCAGTAATAGTGAGGTCGGAACCATCCAT